GTGGTGTGGTGTCCCCAGTTTTGTTACAGCGTTATTCATGTTTGTTACTTTTTTTTCTGTTGCATGACCGGTGGGCTGGGGCGAGGGGTGACCCGGGGTCTCCCGGTGTTATGTGGTCTGCCTCCCAAGGGTCCCCTGGTCTTGTTCCTTCGCCACAAATATGGCAGATGCTGGCTGTCTGTCTGATCCACCGTGCTTGTTTTTGGTAGTTGGTGTTATACAGGCGTCGTTTCTTTTCGCGTCTTTGTGGTGTGTCTACCCGTTTGCGTTCGCGTTTTTTGTTGACCTCGGTCTGATGTGTGTCGCATCTGTTTCCGTACGACAGGGTTCCGCAGTCGAGGCAGGGGCGGCGAAACCGATGTGACATGGCTTATAGTTTCCAGACTGTGCCGGTGTAGGGGGTGTCCTTTTCTAGGATCAGGGTGGCGAGTCCTGGGGTGGCTTGTTCGCCGGTGGTTTGGCGGAACCAGTTGGATCCGTTGTCGAGTGTTGGTGCGCCGACGATGAATCGGGAATGTCCGTTGTCTGTCATGCCGAGTTCTTGGACTCTCATGTGGTGGAAGTGTCCATATGCAAGCAGGGTGGCGTTGGAGACTGGTTGTCTGCCAAATGCTTGTCCTCGGAACCATGTGGAGATCTGGTCTGGTCTCGAGACCTGGTGTCCATGAACAATGCCGAGGATATGGTATTGGTCGCCAAAGACATCGATGGCGAGTGATTCGTCCCACTCTTGGGGTTCTATGAATCGGATCTGAAGATCTGCTTCTGACGAGAGGCGGGCTAACTGTCGTCCTATGAACACACCCCAGTCGTCTGTGGGCTTACCGACTGCCTGTCCCTGTCGTCTGATCTGACAGTGGTTAGATCCTACGGACGCATAGGTGACCTGTGGGACTCGTTCTGCTATCTGTTTCAATACACGCCATGCCATTGTGGTTGCCAGATCGACCTGGTCGGTGATGCTGAGATCATTCATGTACAACTGATGTTGGCTGGCTTTGTTGTCGAATCCTTCCACCGTGTCGCCAAGATCCACGAAGATGCATTGTTCTGGTTTGTGTTCGTCGATCATGGTGATCAGACGTTCTGTGGTGAGGTTGATTCGTTCGATCAGGGTCTCTGTGCCACCGTGAATGTCTACCTTGCCAACCTGGAGATCAGACCACAACACCACGAGAGCCTTATCCTGGGGTTTCTTGATCTTCTGCTTCTTGACCTTCTTGTCGGCATCTGCCAGTAACGCTGGAAGATCCACAGACGATGTCTTCCGGCGGAAGGTGAACCGATACGAGGTCAGCCATACCAGGTCGCCATCCTTCTGTTGTTGCCAACGAGAGGTTCTGACAGGTGGTATCACCTCGATATCAGCCGGATCCAGACCGGCGTCGATCAGAAACTCGTCAAAGTTCTCAGGTTCCGCATCATATCCAGGCGTGACCGCATGACCTTCATGTCCGTCGAACTCGACAGACGGTTTGACCTTCTGCGACACCTTGACAGGTTCAGCAGGTTCCAGATTCTCTAGCAAGAACAATTACCCTTACGATGCTTCAGGATTGTGTTAGGTGACAGGAACACGTCTCGCTTCTTCAATGCGCCTGAGAGAGCGTTCGTCGACCATGCATTGTCCATGACATACGACTCCAGCAGTTCTGCATCTGAATCTTCCAGTTGATCCTTCACGGTTCTCACCTTGCATGTGGGGATCCGAACTGGTGGTGTCATTCCTTCAAGCATTTGCTACTCCTTGCCTTTGACAGCGATTCCTCGGATCAGAGCCAATGTGAGGATCCCGGCGAATATGTATCCAAAGGTTGCTGTCACTGGTTCTGCCTGGACTGCCAACAGAATGTAGGTCGAGATCATAGCAACAACAAGCAGGTTGGCGACGACCATTAGAACGGAACCTGGTTATCTGGGAGCGGTTCGGCGTTCTTGTTCAACCATTCGTCGTTGTTCGGCTGGGGTTGTGGGGATCTCCGAATGTCTGGGTTGTTCACATGAATGGCGGTGTATTTCACTTCTTCGCCTTTGTCGTTGGTGAACATTTCGTTTTTCTTACTGAATAGACCTTCAACGGTGACGACCTCACCCTGGGTGACAGGTTCGTTGGTCCACACGACCCACTTCTCCGTGATTGTTTCGCCGTCTCGTTTGCGATATTGCGTTTGGGCATGGAACCCGGTTCCGCTTCGCATGACGCGAGTGATCTCTGCATTTTCGATGGTGATTTTTGCCATTTGTTTATCCTTCCTGGTTTATGTGGTTAGGGTTCACGCAGTCTTGGTTCCCGCATGATCTTGATCCTGGAGCAACAAGGTCGCCTTGGTGGTCAATTGGTGTAACGAAGTCGTCGGCGAATGGTCCATGCCAGGGAACGCAGACACCGTGAATAGTGTGTACCGTTTTGACTTGGACTGCTCGACAGGACGAACAGAGATTCGTGTATTTCCTTCGATTGTTGATCTCCCAACGGAAACCACATCGCTCGCAGGTGACGATAGCCAATCAGCCATTCTCTCTCCGCCCATAGGTCACAATTCTATCGTCTTCTCGCACATTTTGTGAGATTTGCTTCAATGCCTTTGTCTGACGAATGTACATATCTCGATACGACGCACATAATTTACGATGGTGGTCGTTCATGTTCTTGTGGTTCTCGACCTGGCTGTGGTGCTTCCAGAACTGGAACTCGGTGAGGAACCGCTGAGACATCATGTAGGCGAATCGTTGTTGATCTGGATGATGTGGTGCTTCCTTCGCCAGTTGTCTGACATCGATTCCGTACAGTTCTGCGTCGGTCATGACTTCCAGCCCATGATTGTGGCGAACTCTGGTCCATAGGTGACGAAGATCAGGTCTCGGATCACAAGACAGTTCACGATGCCTGGTTCTGACCAGTATGTGAAGCCTTGGAGATCATACGAAGTGGCGATTGCGTGCAGATCCTTTTTCGTTTTCTCCATAACTGCCAGTTGCATGGCGTCCATGTGTTCGAGCCGGTGGAACCAGGTGTGGAGATCTTCGCCTGGTCTCGGCTGAATGAATAGTCCTGTTTCTTGGTGTCCACATACATTACACATTGATTGGTTCGTCCTTCCACTCGGTTGCAGGGGCGTAAATATGTTTGATTGCCCAGGCGTGTAAATCATCACGGTTAGTTCGGCTGTTGTCATGATCGGCTATTTTCTTGCAACATTCTTTGCATTGCAGGATCAGTTTGCCATGTTCTCGACAGACAGGATGTAACGATTTCTGCCATGTTGCCTCGATCTCCTGTCGTTCCTGGTGGATCCTCGTCGTCGCCTGTTCCTCGCGGATTTTCTTGATCATGACAAGAACCCGATGAGGTGTCAGGTACTCGTTAGACTCCGCATAGCATCGTGGAATCGCCTCGGACGCCATCTCGTAGTCTTCATGTCCAATAATGCGGAACCACATTTCAATCGTGTAGTCGTCGATCTTCCGTTGGTCCACATAGGACATCTGCACCAGTAGTTTATTGATCTGTAATTTGTCCACGCTGTTGTCCTTCCATGCGTTTCTGCAACTCTAATAGATTCTGCTGGGCGTTCGAGAGGCGAGGTGTGGCGTTTCTTGGTTTCGTTCTCTCGTATTCCTTCCGCATCCAATTTCGCCATGTGGCGACCCAGTTCTTTTTCGTGTTGTTCCTCGAGGCTGACTGCCAGAAGTCCACGAACGACTGCGTATGCCAGTCGATGTCTAATCCAGGCACCGTATCGGATGCCCAAGATCTCATGTCGTCTGTGATCTCGAAGTCGTCTGGAATCGTCGTCGCCTTTGGGGGATTAGATTTCTTTTCTTTGGTCTTCTTTTCTATAGTCTTCTTATGGGGCGGATTATCCGACACCGGATTTTCCGGTACCGGATAATTAGACATCGGGTCAGTTGTATACCAGTCCACATCTGCCAGACGACCAGATTCGTCTCGTCTCTGCTCTCGGATCAAATAACCCGCAGTCTCCAGTTCCTCGATTGCCTTCGAGATTGCGTGTGTCCCACATCCGTTGGCATCCGCCAGAGATTGCACGGTCAGTCTCCACCCAGGCGAGTGAGACATCAACTGACCAAGCAGACCCTTCGCCTTCAACGACAATCGTTCGTCACGAAGCCAGTCGTTTGGGATCCTCGTGAAGTTGCGTTTCTCGAATTGAACCTGTTTCCGAATAATCGGCATGTTTTTCCTTCCAAAGCATAAATTGTCTAGGGCATATTAGGACGGATCTCGTCGGCTGTCACAATTGCCCGATAATCGTCGTCCAGATACACCCACACTCCCAACGTAGGTATGAATACAGGAACCTCACGAGGATCCTGCCACGACTCTAATTTCCAACCCCACTGACGACCTCTACGGGCGACAGACGGGACAGATTCAAGATCACCATTCACCAAAGAACACAACACGATAATGTTGCTGGCGACGTTGCGTTCCTTCGATCCACCCATTCCTCGGTTGATCCGGTGATGCGGTATTGCTTGATCCACGCGACCACAATGCAGGCATCCACCGTCGCGGTCTAGGAATCTTTGGAATTGTTTCGGTGTCACAATGTTCCTTCCAGCGGGAACTCGATCACCTCTGACATGGTGATCTCAGTCCTCGCTCTGTGTTTGTCTGTGTAGAATTTGCGGACATTCAGTTCGATCACCTGGACATCATCAGCGAATGCTTCGCCATTCAAAGCATCCAACACGAGTTTCGCCATGTTGTCGAGATCACGACGACGACGGTTCCCGTTGTAGAAGTCAATAGTGACAACGACCTGATGTTCAAACTGCTCCGCGTTGCGTTCACGCCAGATATCTCGGACACGACGCTCAGCATCCATCGTTTCCTTCGGCGTGTAGGTTCCCCGCTTGGTTACCCGAGGTCTCTGCTTAGACTTCGGCTCACCCCAAACGGTGAAACGGACAACCTTGTCAGGTGGGTTGCCCTGGATCATCAGGCTTGACCCCACTCCAAACGAACCAAAGGTCCAAGAGATCTGCCGATCTCCAGTCGATCTCTCAACGCCTTCAAGTGGCTATTAGCCGCACGCATAGACTGTTCCGCCAATTCGGATTCCAGGAACAGGTCAGCGGTCGCTAATTCAGCCGTATAGCGTCGCACATCCATAGATCCATCCGCCGACAGAAACGCCTCAGCATAGGCGCGTTTGTATTCTGCCCGTTTCCGAACCGATGCTTCGTCTAATCGTTGAAGATCCTCGGTACCAGAATCGATCTCTCGCCCGATATTGCTGAGCGTGTCGATTATCTGTTGCGGTGTGAGATTACTGGTCATCAGGATCAGGATCGGTTGTCCAGACAGCAGGCCACATTGGAGAAATTACCTGGTAGAAGTCTCGCCATTCAGCCTTGCCATCATGCAGACCCTCGACATACAGATCGGTGGTCGCCAGGATCTTACCGTCGTCTAGTGTGATCTCTGTTTTGCTCATTTGCCTTCGCCTTTGTCTAGGTTGCGTTGTTGGGCTTGTAGGGCTTTGATCAAACGCTCGGTGTTGTGACCGTTCTCCAATGCCTTATCCCAGATTGTAGTCAGTTCTTCGCGTGTTTTGGCGGATTCGATCTCGACAAAGATCGACTCTGGTGCCTCGGTCTTTGCCTCTTGAACCTTTGACATCTCGGTTCGGCTGGGACGCTTACCTTTTGCATAGTCAGCATTGGCAAGCGCACGACCAATCGCCGAGGTCTCTGCGTTCTCGAGGGCGGAGTATCGGTTCGCACCGGCTGATCCTTCGATCTCGAATGCTAGACCTGTCGCCTTTGGACAATTAGCATGTTGATCTTCATGGTCTGTGAAGATCTGGGCACGAACAACAAAGTAGCCCTTCGCCCGGTCTTCCATGTCGGTGATGTCATGAGTAATAATGCGACCATCTGGGTGGTCCTCATAGAATCGGCGAATCCGGTCTTCTACCAGATCGTAGTCGTCAAGGTTGAATTGTGGCATTTTCTTTTCCTTCCGTTATGGTTATTTCGTCGATCAGGATTTCGTCAGACCATCCGCTATCGGCAAGTGCCCAATAGATCGAATGTTTGGCATGGCTCCTGTTGCCAGAATAGACGCGACCTCTGACAACAAAGGTGCGAAACTGCATCTCGTCTTCCACATCAGGCATTATGCAAATCCCTACGAATCAGCAATCGGACATATGCACCAACTGAGATCTTCTCTGCTGATGCCTTGTCCCGTAGGAACTCCAGTTCATGTTCTGACATTCTGATATTCAGAATCTCGGACAAGACAAACGAATCGTTCTCTCTACGACGTGTCATGCAATTACCTCCAGTAGTTTTTCAGCGGTTGATTTCAATTTGTCGATCTGATCCTGGTCAGGCTCGACGATCTGGTACTTCGGTTGGAACCAGCCAGGGACAAAGATCCCGTCCCGTTCGATCCTCAACATCCACACAAAGACACAATAATCGGCTCCTGTTACAAACAGTTGCCATTGCATCTGTCGGCGATATTGAATCGGGATCCGAGCAGACTCAAAGTCCTTACCTGATGTCTTGATCTCTGCGATTGCCTTGTGATTCAACGACAGACCATCCGGGGTCGCCATAAACTCAGGGTGAGACTGATGTGTGATCACCCAATCGTTAGGCATAATGCCAAACTCGTCTTTGACCCACATTGAAATCTTCGGTTCTTGATCCCTGCCGAACTGCATGTAGGCGTTGTCCTCGATCACCTGCGTTCCGTTTCGGATCTCCAAGACATCACGCCAACCTGCCTCTGTGGATGCCTTCGCCACCTCCGTCGCAGAGACACCGTGAGATCTGACATCTCGCCAGAAATCTTCGTCAATATGCTGACTGGCAACGAACCGTGATGCATGGATCATCGTTGTTCCGCCTGCCAGATAATCGACTTGCGACCAGACTGTGTCGTGTTGTATCGACCTGAATCCCAGACGACCCCGTCATCGACAAGTTCAGCCCGTCGAGACCGAATCCCAGAATCGCTAGCCTTCGGCGCAATGCCCACATCGTGAGCCTGACGATAGGCTTTGATCAACTGTTCGTCTGTCATCCCACCATCGCTCAACAATGTCAGAATAATCAGTTTCGTTTCTGTCAGATTCTTGACAGATCCTTCCGCCCAATGACTAGTGCGAGGATCCGAACTACGTGTCGCAGGCATTAGATATCATGCTCCTGTTCCTCAGCAAATAGATCGATCTTCATAGTTTCAACCATCAAGGCATTGACCAGGTTACGTGCCTCTTGGATCGACAGCACAAGAACCTGACCATCTTCGGTGGTCACAAAGCGACCTTCCTGCCAGCGCACGGCGAGAAGGCTTCGGCGGAGATCTGGATCTCTCGTTACTTCAAACATCGGTACCCTTCCTAATCAGGTAGACAATTGCAATCCAGGCAAAGACCATTGCCAGGACTGACAGTCCGTTGAATGGTGTTGCCGGGAACGCGAACCCCGTAACGATTACGAGGACGAATGCGGCGATGATCAGAACGAACGGGATCATATTGCCACCCCCATGAGAAAGCCCGTCAGGATCCCGCACAGAGCCGTTCCGACCACAATCAGCCGGAATGTCCGACGATGCGTTGTGACCGGCTGAACGATCTTGGAGATCTGACGATTCATTCGCCGTGTGGGATACCCGATGTGGTCTCGGGCAGATCTCGCTGGATAGCGGTCACCGACCTCGACCTGTTGGGCAATCAGTTGGTTCTTGAAATAACCCATTGTTGTTTCCTTCCTGGTTTGGAGACCTGGTGTCTCGTGTATGACATTATCATCAGCCACCGACATTGTGTGACTTTTTTTTCTGGCGTTTTCTTTGCCCTTTGTTTGACAATCGTAACACCATATGATAGAGTTATCACAACAAGGAAGGAGGTGACAAAATGACAACCAAGGCCAGGGTCAAGAAGCTCGCCACCCAGCAAGGTGCAGAGTTCTGCGAAGGCAAGGATGCGTTCGGGGACTACTTTGCAGAGGTGATCTTGCCCGACCCCTACATCTGGGACAACGGTTACGGAACCGGTATGTGTTGCCAGACCAAGGGCGAGGACGAGACGATGGCAGAGTTCTGGCAGTCGATGTTCTACTACATTGATGCGCCGGTCATCGAACCTCGCTAGGCGAGAGTCACAGAGAAGCCCCCCGGCGGAAGGATACCGGGGGGCTTTTCTATGCGTGGATGCCTACTGGCAACTCTCACACTGTAGCAGATCCATAGGATCAACAGGAATCTCGTACGATTCAATTCTGTCTAGATCGATCATGCGTCCACCTCGTCCTCGTCTACCTCAACGGCAATCTTGAACACGTTATCTGGTGTCACATTGGACAATGCCAGACCACCGGCACCAACACCCAACACAGCGGCAAGAATGTTCAGGATCAACTGAGCCATTTCGCCCGTGATCACCCCAATTGCAATTAGAAGCGGAATCGCTGCAACCGCCACCTTGTAAAGCCATGCCCGGCGTTCAGCCGTCCACCAGGCTGGAACATCGAAATCATCCATCTGTTGCCTCTCCTTGCCACTTATCATCGAATGTTGCGAACCCGGTATAGGCAGAGATCACCGCTGTGACCAATGTCACGCCACCATAAACCAGTTCGCCGGTGAATCTGTCCTGGAATAGACCAATGCCACCGACGACAATCATACCGAACCCACCGACGACAGCCATGTGGATCAGACGACGACGGATACGCCAGGATTGTTTCAACCCAGAACGCTCACAATCCAAGGCATCAAAGCCGCAAGGAACCCAAACACGCCGACAGCCCAACCCATCCGCATCTCCAATTTCCGAATCCGCGTCTCATGATCCTCGACCTTGTCGTCAGTATCCGGTAACGAATTAGCAATCCGCTCCAGGATCTTCCCCTGTCGCTGAACCTCGAAATAAATATCCCGTGTCGTGATCCGAACTCCGTTCCCGTTTGTTTCTTCGCTCATCGACGACCTCGCATGAACCTATTCACCGCACGAACATCCATCGCCTTCAAGCGACCGGAAATACCCCGGGATGGTTTCACCCGGAAGGAACGAGAAAGTCGCTTAGACGGACGCTTAGGGCCTCCAGCAGGCATCTCCGGGATCCTCGCCGGGGTCTCAGATGCATGATCTGGACCAAGAATGGTTTCAGGATCAAAGTCAGAACCCCAAGATCTTGATCTCCGAGTCTCGAAATGCAAATGCACACCAGTGGACGCGCCAGTCGTACCCGTATGACCGATCACCTCGCCCCGCTTCACCTGACTACCCTTCAGCAGATGTGACGGTTCCCGCAGATGGTAATAGACCGTCCAGACACGCGGGTTCCGGTGGCGGAGGATCAAAGTGTAGCCACCGCCGGTTCGCTTGTTCAGGTCAGCGCCCTTGTGAACCACCTGCCCATCCGCTGGGGCATAGATCTCTCCGTGATATGCAACATCCACACCGCGATGGTGTTTCCGTCTACCAGAGATCGGGTGAGTGCGCATCCCCCA